GGGTCATAGTTATCTAATTTTTGTTCTTTATAAAAAGCTTTTAATTGTTCTTCATAAGCTTCTGAGAAACCATTAATATTTAAAGAACCTGCTAAATCACTGTCTATATAATGATTATCAAATTTTCTTTTAAATAATCTAGCTTTACTTTGTAGGTCTAGTTCCATCATTTTGTTGTAGTAAAATGGACTAGCTCCTTCAGGAATTTTTCCGTCATTAATTAAATCCTTAAATGACTTCTTATTAATTTCAAAATCTTCAACTGCTCTAGCTTCGTCTTTTGCTTTTGTCTTTACATCTTCAGTTACCTGATAATTTGCTAGAGTAGGCACAATATTACTCAAAGACATTATCAACGAATTAACAGCCTTGTTCATAGGCTTCGCATCAGGTTTATAAAATAAATTATAATCTTGAGAGACCACTTCTGGGTCTACTCCACTTACTTTTGATAAATAAGGTGATGGGTCAGTTGGTGATTTAGCCACTATATGTCTATTCCTTTTGTTTCTTCATAATTGTAATAATCAGTATTTACGTTATTTGCGTTCTTCTTAGCTTTGTAAGAATAATAATCACCAGCAAAAGCTAATGCTGAAGCTCCTGCTGTATACATATAGTCAGGTGTTGTTACATAAGTAGACTGAGCATCGTATTGAGTTGTTAAAGCTTCTTGTGTTCTGTCGAATTGAAATTTATTTTTCTGAATATTTCCTAATACAGTATTTTTATAATTTGCTTCACTTCTAAAATAATTAGCTAATAAAGTATTATAAGTATTTCCTGTAAAAGTTTTACCAGCAATAACTGTAGCTTTTCTTCTTCTAATTTCTTTTTTAGCTTCTTCTATTTTCTTTAAATTCTTTTCAGTAGATTGCTTTAATTTTAAAACAGAAGCTTTTCGTCTATAAGCTAAATTCTTTGCCGCAATTTCATTTTGTCTTCTATCTCGTTGCTGTGCAAGTTTTTGTTGAGTAATAGACTGTTGATATTGCATACCAGCCGATAGGCCAGCTACTATTAAAGTTGGGTCACACATTATATTTTTACAAATTCGTAGAATAATCTACGTTCTACTCCATATCGTTGATGTTTGTTAATGAAAGAGAAGCCCATCCACTTTAACCAATTAATATGTAAAGTGTTTCGAGCATCTACAAAATTATTAAGAAGCTGATAATCTTTTTGAAGAATATCACACACTCCTTTACAATTTCGTATAAAACTTAAACTTATTTTCTTTAAATCTTCTGTGCCGACCATCCAAATTGCTCCGAAGAGTCCTCGTGGTACGACACCAAGCATAGCTACCGGTTTATTCTTTTTATTACAAATGACTAAAGGTACGTCACTTAATTCTAATCCTATTAATAAACTAATTAGAGGTGATAAACCTGATACTGCTTTTATTTCTTGATAATCTTCTTTTCTTAATTTCTTAGCTAAATAAATACAATCTTTTTCAGTAGCAACTCTCAAATGAGGTTTAAGCTGGTTTGACATAATATCCTTGCCACTCCGCATTTACAAAATTAGAAGGTAAATGACTGTCATTGGTAAGTGCAACAACTAAACCTTCATTTCTACTTAATACTGCAAATTCAAAATCTCCATCTTCTAAATTAACTCGGCCAGCTAATCCTGAACCAACAACTGTACCAGTAAAAGTCGAAGTTTCTGTATCTCTTGCTTTTGGTGTTACGCTGGTTTGAAAATAAGATGTATCATTATAACTGACAGTCCAATTACGAATTTGTAATCTACCATCTTTTATTCTTGTTCTTGAACCTGAAGCATATTGCTCTCCTAAAGCCATATATTGCTGTGAGAATGTATAAGTAAAAGTATATTGTTCGCCGATGAAATAATCATAAGCTGTAATATCTCCACTCACTACAATCGAAGTTCCTGTCGCTGAAACTAAAGTAATATCTCTTCCAGCAGTATTTGAAGCTGTCGAAGCTCCAACTAATTTAATTGTATTATCAATCGTGTAAGGAATTGTTATTGTGGTCTGGTCAGTGCCAGCATTATAACTTTCACTTACGCCTGTTGTAGCATTAGTAATTTTTCTATCTAAATGAGTTAAATAACTTGCTGAAGTATCTACTATTGCTGGTGCTACATCAATCGTTTCAATGTAAACGCCATCTGACCTTTCTATTAATAAATATAAAGTCGTTCCAATAAAATCTACATTTAAAATTGTTACATTTGATGTAGTGCCAAAAGTCCATTTGTGCCAAGCACTTTGTAATCTTTTACTGTCTGCATAAAACCACTGATAAATATATAACGCATTAACTTCTGTAGATTTAGAACTTAAAGCAACTAAAACATTTTCATTAGAAGCAATCGCAAATTTAAAAATACTTGAAGGAATATATTTAGGTACGTTGGCGGTGATGTCTTCTCCTTCATTTGTTTCACCATCAGCTTCTACATAGTATTCTCTTAAACCTGTATATTCGCCTTTATTAAAGCCAAAAAATACATTGTTACCTGAACCAACAGGTTTAACTCCATCTAAAGCTTCATATTCAGTTGCTACATCTACAGCAACATTTGAAGGTGTTAATGAAGTTCCACCAGATAAAAGAAATTGTGTCTGGTCAGAAAATATTAATAAATTAGAATTAAATGGAATTGCATTTTTCAGCAAACTAACTTTTGTGTGACTGACATTTATATCAATAACATCTGTATCTAAAACATCTGTAACTGTTTCAGCAAAAAATTCAAAAAATTCACTAGCTCTTGATAAAACTACATTTTCATCTGCTAATAAACCAAGTCTATTACTATGAAAGAAAATATCTTTTATTGTTGTGTCAACAAAAGATGGGTTAGGAGCACTATCTAAATCTCCAACAAGTCTTTCACCCCATTCAGGTACATCATAAGAAGTAGCTGAAATTGTATAACTTGAACCATCTGCTTGAGTTAATCTAAAATTTCCATCTGCTGTTCTAATAAGCAAATGAGGCATTGTATCGTAATCAAATTTATATTTAATTGCTGGAGCTAAAGTTTCTTCCCACACTGAAGTGCTTGCTACCCATTTCACCCAATAATTATCAAAATTATTAGCGGCATCGCCTTTAATTTCTACAACTTGGCCATCAATTCCTTCTGAAGGTAAATCAGAAAAGTTTTGAACGCTGTCATAAATAATTTGAGAAGCGTTGTCTCCATAGCCATCACTAGCTGAAACTGAAAGCGTGCCAGCCGCTTTAACTACTTTAAAAGATGAATTTCCAATTTTTGTAAACGTATATCCTGATACTGTTCCTATTGCTGTAAATAATCCGTCTCTAATATCTTCAGTATTTGAATTTGTACTTGTGAATGAATAAGTTATAGAATCAATGGTTACAGAATAATCTATAGCATCAACGCCCTGAGTAACTTGATAAATTGCTTCTTCAACTTTAGCTGTACTCGTTGCTGAATCCATAGCAACAGTTTTTGAAGTATTTATTATGTACGTATAATCATTAACTGTTAAACATTTAAACTCAGTTCTAGGACTGGAAGATGTTAAATAGTTAGTGGCATTAGTTTGAGCTACTACTGTCTTTGCTGTTCCGTCTATATCGTAAACAGAAATAGCTCCGCTTGTAATTGTTACAATGTATCTTTCTGAAGTATCTCTATTAATAGTATGAATATATGCGTTAGATAAACTGCTACCAGTTATCTTTGCTACATAATTAGTTGGAGGTCTCTTTTTCAATCCTTCCACAACCCCAGAAAATCCATTCGATTGAACCGATGCCTGATTTTCTAATCGAAGCACTTCAGGTTGTTGTGAAACCCCTCCAATTAAATTTGAAATTGTTCGAGAGATTAAAGGCATTTTATGTACTGTATTTAATAATATTATTTCGATTAATAATTTTGTGTTGGTCTAAACTATTGAAAATATTGTGGTCAGCAGTGTCAGATTCAGTTTGTTTTAATAAAGCTAAAGCTCCTATTTCATCCTGAATAGAAAATTTGTGTATTGATTGTGAGCCTAAAGTTCTATCGTGATAAACTCTACTTGCTCTAATAGTTATATATCTTCTTGCTTGTTCAGGAATATTTTCAAAATCTAAAAGATAAATAACTGTTACATATTCAAAATCTTTATCCCATGTGTAACTTTCTTTAGCTAAGTTATATAAATAATTTCCTCGTAATACTGGGTCGTAAGAAGATTTACTTTCTCTTAGATGGTCAAATTCAATGTGTAAGACATCTGCTCCTACTACTAATTTATTATTTACATCTCTATTAAGAGATACCTTCCAAGAAGTATTAAATTTCCAACCTGCCGACTGGACTTCACGATTTACTTCATTCAAGATATTTACTGCTGTACTTGCATCTAATGGAAGAACACCAGATAAAGAATTAACCGGAGCTTCTCCAATAGTTGAGAGCATTGTATTAATGCACTCAAGTTGAGTAGTTCTTGTTGTTATTGTTGCCATAATTTTTTAAATAGGTTTGTGGGAAGGCGAAACACAATGCTTCGCCTATCCCTTACGTTAGGTCAATTATTATGAAGTAACGATTTTGCAAGCTGACTCCGGCCTTAGAATCCCGTGGCCTAGGGCTAACTTGGCAACCATTAATGTACCTTGTCTACGAATATCATCACGATAATCTAATGTTTTCACATTAGCGTGGACTATCCCTTCAACTGTTCCAGTTGTGTGATTATAGTCTCTGCACCTCCTCTTACGAGTTTGGCTCAGGATTACCATTTAAAAGGTTTCCCTGAATTTACACAATTTAGATATACATTCCTGTATAAATGAGCATTTAACGCTACTCTGATTCCATAGCTAAATCCATCAACTTCACTGTACCGATTGCAGATTTATGAA